ACTAAAATTATAAATAGAATAGAAAAGAAAATAGACCAAATAGAAAAATTACACGATAAAGAGTCTATGTTATGTGAAGAAGTAAAAGACTTATTAGCTGAATTAAAAGAAAACCAAGAAGATGAAAGTCAAGAATGGGAAGAAGATTTAGATGATGATGATTTTGAAGAAGATGAAGAAGATATTGACGAAGAAGATGAAAAGTAATAAAAGGACTTATGGCTAAAGATATTAAATTATATAAAGATGGGCATGAAATGAGTATTAATGAAACTCAGCTTGATAATTTTTTAGCTTTAGGATGGAAGCAAGAAAAAGAAAATACAACAACAATTAAAAAGGAAAATAAAAAATGGCAACACATCACGGAAAAGAAGGAGTAGTTACTGCTGGTGGAACAGGTGTTGGGGAACTAACAGGTTTCACACTAGAAACTACTGCTGATGTTGTAGAAGATACAGCTTTAACAGATGCAACAAAATCATTCTTAGTTGGTAGAACATCATTCTCAGGAACTTTAGAAATGAGTTATGATGAAACTGATTCTCCACAACAAACATTAACTGTTGGAAGTTCTATAGCATTTGTAGTACTACCTGAGGGTAATACTTCAGGGGATGAGAAGTTCTCAGGCACAGGAATTATTACAGGAATGTCAGTTAATAATGGTATGGATGCAGTTATATCTAGATCGGTTACTTTTCAAGGCACAGGAGCATTAACTAGAGCAACTGTATAATATTAATTTATGAAATTAATAGATTCTGCTAAATCACATTTTGAATCTCTAGGTGTTCAACATTTAGAAGTAGAGGAATGGAAAGACGAAGCTGGTAATCCAAGTGTAATATATTGGACTCCAATTACTTTATCTGAAAAAAATAAGCTTTTTAAAAAATCTGACAATCTAAACGATGTTAGTATTCTTGCTGATATTTTAGTAATGAAAGCAATAGATAAAGATGGAAACAAAATATTTAATTTAGAAGATAAACTTACTTTGATGCACAAAGTAGATTCCGATGTATTGTCTAGGATAGCGACAGAAATGGTAAAAGCTATCAATCCTGAAGAAGTAAAAAAAAACTAAAATCCGATCATCAATTAAAGAATTGTTTTATTTTAGCTGATAGGTTAAAAATATCTCTAAGAGATGTTTTACAAATGGAAGAATGGGAGTATAACCATTGGATAGGCTATCTTTTATTAGAAAACGAAGAACACGAACAAGCTATGAATAAATCGAGGCACAGATAATGGCACAAAATTTAGTATTAAATATATTAGCAAAAGACAAAACCAAACAAGCTTTTAATGGTGTCAGGGCTGGATTATCAAATTTAAGAAGTGCAGTATTTTCTGTTCAGGGTGCAATTATTGGTATTGGTGGTGGACTTGCTATAAAATCAATTTTAAATGTTGGCTCAACTGTTGAACAATTAAGATTAAGATTTGCTTTCTTATTTAAAGGTGTCAAAGAGGGAGACAAAGCTTTTCAAGGTTTAATAGATTTTGCTGGTAGAGTACCTTTTTCACTAGAGGAAATTCAAGCTGGTGCTGGAAACTTAGCAGTTGTTACAAAAAACGCAGAAGAACTAAATGAGATTTTAAAGATAACAGGTAATGTTGCATCAGTTACAGGATTAGATTTTAGAACAACAGCAGAGCAAATACAAAGATCATTTTCTTCAGGTATTGGTAGTGCAGATTTATTTAGAGAAAGAGGTGTTAGAGCATTATTAGGATTTAAAGCTGGAGTACAGGTTACAACAGAAGAAACAAAGAAAAGATTTAGAGAACTATTTGGAGAGGGTGGAGAGTTTGAAAAAGCTACTGAAGTTCTATCAACTTCATTTACAGGTACTTTATCAATGTTATCTGATAAACTATTTAAGTTTAGATTAGATACTGCACAAGCTGGTTTCTTTGATTTTATAAAACAAGGATTAGTAGAGATAAATAAATTAATAGAAAATAATCAAGATCAAGTTAGTCAATTTGGTGCGAGATTAAGTGCTGGTTTAATTACAGCCACAAAAAATATTGTGCTTGGTAGTGCTGTTATCATACAAGCTTTAAAACCTGTTTTTTCATTTGTTTTTCATTCTGTTGGTAATCTTTTTGATTTTTTACAAACTTTACCTGAGGGTATAAGAACATTTGGAGTCATTGGTTTTTTAATGCTAGGTACTAAAGGAAAATTATTAGTTGTTGCTATTGGTGGTTTTTTAGATCAAATAAGATTTAAGTTAGGAGAGTTTTTAGAACAATTTGCAGAGTTTAATCAAAAAATATTAGATACTAGAAAAAGCCTAAAATTAGTAAGCCAAGAGGGTTTTGAAAAAATTAAAAAACAAAACGAAGATATATTAGCAATATCTGAAAAATTAAAAAAACCAATAGGAGAATTAAAAACAGAAGTTTTAGAAACTGAGGATGGATTTAGTGGTATTTCATCAGAACTAAGTAAATTTTTAAATACATTAGAAGCAAAAGCTTTAATATCTGCAAAACAAGTAGAAGAAATATTAAACAAATTAAAAGGCTCAACAGAAGAAACAAAAAATGTTGGTTTAGAATTAGGTAAAGTAAAAGATAATATACTTACTGCATTTAAAAAAGACTTTGAATCAATAAATGCAACAATCGGTAAAATGGCTCAAAGTGGTATCAAAGCATTTTCAAGAGGACTAGCAGAAGCTTTAGTTCTTGGTAAAGATTTAAACATGACATTTAAAGAAATAGCACAAAAACTATTAGTAGATATGGTAGCTTTTACAATACAAATTGTAATTCAAGAAACAATTAGAAACGCACTTAAAAAAGAACAAGTAACATCAGAAGAATTAATTACAAACGAATTAAGATCACAAACAACAGAAATGAAAAGACAAGCTGTACTTAGTTTATTTACAGGTGGCTCAGGTGGTGGATTACCTTTTATGGCAAATGGTGGAGCAGTATCAAAAGGTCAGCCTGTTGTAGTTGGGGAAAGAGGTGCAGAAGTATTTGTTCCAAACTCATCAGGTCAAATAACACAATCAGCTAGAGGCACAGGAAATGGTGGTGCGACAACAGTTAATTTTAACATTAATACAGTAGATGCTTCTGGCTTTGAAGAATTACTTGTAAGATCAAGAGGAACTATTACACAATTAATTAATAATGCAGTTAATGAAAGAGGGAGTAAAAACTTAATCTAATGTCAGGTGCTTTTCCAATATCTTCTGCTAAATTTGAATCTTTAGGAATAAGGTCTATTCAAAATACTATTATATCAAAAACTGTATCTGGTAAGAAACTTGCTAGACAAATAGACAATCAAAGATTTGCATTTACAGTTAGAATAGTTACAGCAACTAGATCAGATGTTTATGGAGAGTTAATGGCCTTTATAGTTAAACAAAGATCAGGAAAAGAAAATTTTACAATTATCCCACCTGAAGTAGAAGATGCAAGAGGTAATGAATCAGGAACAGTATTAGTTAATGGTGTTCACGCAGTAGGAGATACAACAATTGCTATGGACGGACATAATAATGATGGAACACACAAATTTAGGGCTGGAGATTTTTTAAAGTTTGCTAGTCATAATAAAGTATATATGGTTGTAGCAGATGTAACTTCTTCTAGTAATGCTTCAACAGTTACTATTGAGCCACCTTTACTTACAGCATTAGCAAATGATTCTGTAGTAACTTATGATAATGTTCCTTTTACAGTACATTTAACAAACGATATTCAAGAGTTTGGTGTAGTTGGAACTGCTAAAGATGGTGCATTGTTGTATCAATTTGAATTTGATGTAGAAGAATCTCTATAGTGAAAAAATATAAAATTACACACAAGATAACTGCCGATTTCATAGCTGAAATTATTGTCAATGAAGATCAAATAGATGCTAGTATTAATGATCTTAAAGAATACAAGAAACCTAATAGCAAATTTGAATATACTATGTTAAAAGGTACAGAAAGTGTAACTCAAACAACATACGAACAATATGACGAGAAGCCTAACAACAGCGATAAAGAACGAACTAGCGACTAATGATATTAGGCCTGTTCATCTTATTACTATTGGGTTTGCTACTCCTGTTAATATAACAGATTGCTCTTTTCCTCTAACTTCATCAGTATCAGGCTCATCAGTTACTTATTCAGCTAGTGATTTTATATTAGGTATATCCAATCATAGTGAGCAAACAGATTTAACTAAAGCTAGTTTAGGCTTAACATTATCAGGTGCAGATCAAACATTTATATCTTTAGTTTTAAACGAAAATGTAACTAATGACACAGTAGATATTTATAGAGGTTTTTTAAATGATTCTAACACATTAATTGCTGACCCATTTCTTTTATACAAAGGACATGTAGAAAGTTTCGGAATACAAGAATCAGAAAATTCAAGTGCAGTTAATCTATCTATAGTTTCACATTGGGCAGATTTTGAAAAAAAGAATGGTCGAAAAACAAATAATGTATCACAACAAAGATTTTTTAGTACAGATGTTGGAATGGATTTTAGTTCTCAAACTGTATTAGATATTAAGTGGGGTAGAGCATAATGGGGTTTTTCAAAAAAATTATTGGTAAGGCAACAAACGTAGTATCTCCTATTTTAAAAGTTTTTGGAGTAAATCCCTTTGTTGCTTTAGGCATTAGTTTATTTTTATCTTGGATATTAAGACCAAAAGTTCCTGAAATGGAAGATTTTGGAACTAACTCTTTTGATGACTTTGAAAGAGGATTATTAGTTAATAAACAATCTAATGACGCAAATATTCCTGTAATTTATGGAGAAAGACTTACAGGGGGAACTAGAGTTTTTATGGAAACTTCTGGTACAGATAACACTTACTTATACATGGCCATTGTTATGGCAGAGGGAGAGATAAACGATATAGAAGAAATAAGAGTAGATGATAAAGTTGTTACATTTGCATCTAGCTTTTCAGATGGCACAGCAGTTGAAGTAGGAAGTGGAGATAGTAATTTTTATAAAGATAGTGAAAGTTTAATTAGAGTAGAGCCTCACTATGGTACAGATGGTCAATCAGCATCATCTTTATTATCTACATTATCATCTTGGGGTAGTAATCATAAACTATCTGGCTTATGTTATTTAGCGATAAGATTAAAATGGAACTCAGACGCATTTGCTGGACTTCCAAAAATACAGGCAAAGATACAAGGTAAAAAAGTTGTAGCTTATAACTCTAGCCTACAAGCACAATCTTCAGCTTATTCTACAAACCCAGCATGGTGTTTATTAGATTATTTAACTAACACTAGATATGGAAAAGGTTTAACAACAAGTGAAATAGATTTACAAAGTTTTTATGATGCGTCAGTTGTTTGCACAACACAAGTAACACCATATTCAGGTGCAAGTGATATAAATATTTTTGACACAAATACTGCATTAGATACTTCAAGAAATTTATTAACTAATGTTAGAGAACTTATAAAAGGTTGTAGAGGTTATCTTCCTTATAGTGCTGGTAAATATAGTTTAGTTATTGAAACAACAGGAAGTGCGTCTATTACATTAACAGAAGATGATATTATAGGTGGTTATAGTTTAACAACACCTGATAAAAACGAAAAATATAATAGAGTTATAGTTGGTTTTGTTGACCCAGCAAGAAATTATCAAGTTAATGAAGTTCAGTATCCAGCTATTGACGATAGTGGATATTCAACAGCAGATAAACACGCAACTATGAAAACTTCTGATGGTGGATTTTTATTAGAGGGTAGATTTTCATTCAGTACAATCACTAGCCAATATCAAGCAGAAGAAATGGCAGAGGTAATTTTAAGAAGATCAAGAGAAGCATTATCTTTAGGAATAACTGTAAGTTTAGATGCTTATGATTTAGCCATAGGAGATATAGTTAACATTACACATTCTTCTTTAGGATTTTCTGCTAAACCTTTTAGATGTCTTGGAATTACATTTAACGAAGATTTTACAGTTGGTTTATCTTTAGTAGAACACCAAGATAGTCATTATACTTGGGCTACAAAAACACAAGCGACAGCAACACCATCAACTAATTTACCTAATCCATTTACAATCCAGCCACCAGCGAGTGTTACATTATCAGATACATTAATTGAATATAATGATGGAACTGTAATTGTAGCTTTAGATGTATCAATAGGTGCTTCTCCAGATAGCTTTATTGATTATTACCAAGTAGAATATAAACTAAGCACAGATTCAGATTTTATTATTTACGCACAAGGTTCAGGATTAACCCACAGAGTTTTAAATGTAATTGACCAATCTACTTATGATGTAAGAGTTAAAGCTGTAAATACCTTAGGTGTATCTTCAACTTATGTATCAGCACAAAGAACAATCGTTGGTGCTATTGAACCACCTAGTGATGTAGAGGACTTTGCTTGTAATATTGTAGGACAAGAGGCTCACTTATCATGGACACAAATACCTGATCTTGATTTAGCATATTATAATTTAAGATTTAGTGAAGAAACTGATGGAACTGCTGATTGGCAGAACTCGGTAGCATTAGTAGAAAAAGTATCAAGACCAGCAACTTCAATATCTGTACCAGCTAGGGCTGGAACTTATCTTTTAAAAGCTGTTGATAAGCTAGGTAACTTTAGTTCAAATGCTACAGCTATTATTTCTAATGTAACAGGAGTTGCTAATTTTAATACAATTACAACACAATCTGAACACCCTACATTTGCTGGAACTTTAACTAATACTGTAATTACAGATGACGCTATTGAATTAGATTCATCAGAATTATTTGATAGTGCGTCAGGTAACTTTGATGCTGAAACAACTAGATTCTTTGATTCTGGTGTTGCTAATGCTGACTTCTTTGCAAGTGGTAATTATTTATTTGCAGATGTAATTGATATAGGTGCTAAACACACAG